ACGCTCTTGCGCACATAGTGGCGGCGAGTGGTTTCAGTCCAGGCCATCGTGATCTCCTTCGAATCATCGCAGATCCGAATGAATCACAACCCGCTGGAATCACTCACTCCTTTTTCGGTCAGGCTCTTAGACCCGACCTGCGGCTCCGGAACGACGGCAACTGTTGCGGAGCAATGGGGGCGGCGCTGGATAACAATTGATACGAGTCGCGTCGCCATAGCGCTCGCGCGCTCGCGCCTCATGGGGGCGCGCTATCCGTACTATCTCCTCGCCGACTCGCCGGAGGGGCAACTGAAGGAGGCGGAGGCGACGCGCACGACACCAAAGTCCGCGCCGACACATAATGATATCCGCTATGGCTTCGTCTACCAGCGAGCGCCGCACATCACGCTGAAGTCGATTGCCAACAATGCAGAGATCGACGTGATCTGGGAGCGGTGGCAGGAAACGCTTGAGCCGCTGCGGAACGAATTGAACCGTGTTCTCGGCCGCAATCAGCCTTGGGAGGAATGGGAGATCCCGCGCGAGGCGGGCGATCCCTGGAAGCCCGAGGCCGCTGCGCTCCATGCGAAATTGCGCGAAGCGATTGCCGAGGACGAAATCGGCAAGAAATCACAGAAAGCGCTCGCGAAGCTCAACGCCATGTTGGGCCGGGACTACACCTTCAAGACCCTGCCGGAAAAGCCGACCGATCCCTGGACGAACGAGAAGGCGATCAAGATACACGGCCAATGGTGGGAGGCGCGTATCGCGCGGCAGAAGGAGATCGATGCCTCCATCGCCGCCAAGGCAGAGTTCGAATATCTCTACGACAAGCCCTACGTTGACAATGCACGCATTCGCGTCGCCGGGCCGTTCACGGTCGAGAGCCTGTCGCCGCATCGCACTCTCGCGGTCGATTGGAATGACGAGCTGATCGACATCCTCAAGGCATCCGAGGGCAAGCGCGAGGCGCCGGATCGCGACGACGTGGCCACCGACTTCGCGCAGATGATCCTCGAAAACCTCAAGGTGGCCGGCGTTCAACAAGCGCACAGGGAGGACCGGATCGCCTTCACAAGCCTGACCGGATGGCCGGGCCGCTTCATCTGCGCCGAAGGTGTGTTCATGGAGGGCGATCGCGAGAAGCGGGCCGGCATTTTCATCGGGCCTGAATTCGGCACGGTTTCCCGCCCCGATCTTGTCGCCGCCGCGCGCGAAGCAGGCGATGCCGGTTTCGATGTGCTGATTGCCTGCGCCTTCAACTACGACGCCCATTCCGCCGAGTTCGACAAGCTCGGCCGCGTGCCGGTGCTGAAAGCGCGCATGAACCCCGACCTTCATATGGGCGGCGACCTCAAAGCGACCGCCACGGGCAACCTGTTCGTGATTTTCGGCGAGCCGGACATCAAGATCGAGGATGCCGGCGACGGCATGCTGCGCGTCAAGGTGTTTGGCGTCGATGTCTTCAAGCCGCAATCCGGCGAGGTGATCTCGGAAGGCACCGAAGGCATCGCGCTCTGGATGTTGGATACGGACTACAACGAGGAGAGCTTCTTCGTCCGTCACGCCTATTTCCTCGGCGCGAACGATCCCTACAAGGCGCTCAAGACAACGCTGAAGGCGGAGATCGATGAGGAGGCCTGGGAAAGCCTCTATTCCGACACCTCGCGCCCGTTCCCGAAGCCTGCATACGGCCGCATCGCGGTGAAGGTGATCAACCACCTCGGCGATGAGGTGATGAAAGTGTTTGCGGTGTGACGAGCTCAGGCGGGGGGATAAATGCTGCGCCTCGAAATCGACGGCAGGTGGGAGCCGGAAGACTTCATAGAAGTCCTAAAGGGCATCGAGTCCTTGTACTACAAGGCGGTCGTCAGACGGGCGTATCCGTTTGAGCCGCCGTTCTTCTGGTTCGAACGGTCAAGCATTGCGCTCTCTTTCGACGAGCACGTCGATCTTTCCAACGATTGGTTGCTTGCGCGAGCGCGCAGCACTGCCCGCAGCTATTCCAGATTGAGGGTTGCCCGGATCGAGTATGCGTCACCTGGCGGCATCGATCTGGTCGGCTTGGGCGAGGCCTGCAAAGCGATCGAGGGGATTATCGATCGACTCATAAAGTTCTTCACGGAGCGCCATCTTCGGAGAGAACGCGACAAGCAGGAGACGATCGAGACCGCCATCAAAGAGACCGAGCTCGAAAAGGAACAGGAATCTCTGCGTGCGCTGAAAATCGAAAATGCGCGCTCGATACTCGCGCTACGCCGAGAATACCCGGAGATGCCTGATGACCTCTTCATCGCGCTGGCAGTTCGCGACCAAGACAGGCTCATTCCAAGAATCACGGAACGAAAGCTAGTAGCCGCGACTACGAGCGACGGCGAGTCGTCCGAGGACGCCTGAGGCGGATGATGGAATTCCGAATCGCGGATACCTTCACTGACAGCCTTGGCCGACTGACGGCGCAGGAACAGAAGGCGGTCAAGACTACTGCTTTTGATCTGCAACTCAATCCGGCTGCACCAGGCTTCTCGTTCCACAAGCTCGATCGCGCCAAGGACCCCAATTTCTGGTCAGTGCGCGTCAACGCTGACATTCGGCTCATCGTGCATCGCACCGCGGCAAGCCTGTTGCTCGCCTATGTCGATCATCACGACGGCGCCTACAAATGGGCCGAGCGCAGGAAGATCGAACGGCACCCAACGACCGGCGCGATGCAACTTGTCGAGATTCGAGAGCGCATCGAGGAAATCGAGGTCGTAAAGCCAAAGGAGGCTACGCCAGAAGCGACACCGACACCGGTCCCTCAGCCAAAGCTATTCGACAATTTGCGCAAGTTCGAGTTGATGGCGTTTGGTGTTCCAGAAGAGTGGGTCGATGATGTGCGCGCGGCGACTGAGGACACGCTCTTCGATCTCCTCGCCCATCTGCCACAAGAGGCGCAGGAAGCCCTGCTAAAGCTTGCGGTGGGCGAGAAGCCGGAACCGGCTGCGCCTGCGCCAGTGGAGACCGATCCGTTCGCGCACCCCGACGCCCAGCGCCGGTTCCGTATCCTGAGCAACGTCGAAGAATTGGAGCGTGCGCTCGACTATCCGTGGGAGAAGTGGTCCGTCTTTCTGCATCCTTCGCAGGCCGCTCTAGTCGAGCGGAGCTATTCGGGGCCGACGCGGATTTCAGGTTCTGCGGGCACAGGCAAGACGATTGTGGCGTTACATCGGGCGGTTTACCTTGCCAGGGCGAACCCTGACGCACGTGTGCTTCTGACAACCTTCTCGAACGCGCTCGCGAATGCTCTTCGGGCGAAGCTGACGACGCTCGTTAGGAACGAAGCGTCCATCGCCTCTCGGATCACGGTGAAAGCGATCACCGCCGTGGGACACGACCTTTATAGCGAGCGTTTCGGTCAGCCGAATATCGCACCAGCGGGGCTGATCAAGAGTTTGTTGGCCAAGGCGGCGGCGGAGGTTCCCGACCAGAAATTCTCAGCGCACTTTCTCTTCGGAGAGTGGAGCGATGTTACCGATGCCTGGCAGCTGAAGGCTTGGGAGGCCTATCGGGATGTGTCTCGACTTGGCCGCAAGACGCGGATTGGCGGGAAACAGCGCGAAATCATTTGGGCGATCTTCGAGCACCTTCGCGCTGGACTACGGGAGAGAAAGGTCTTGACTTGGGCCGACGTGTTTGGCCGCCTGACAGATGATCTGGCGGCTGGGGGCAAGGCGCCTTTCGACTTTGCGGTTGTGGACGAAGCTCAGGACCTCGGCGTTGCCGAGGCGCGGTTTTTGGGCGTGCTTGCAGGCGATAGGCCGGACGGCCTTTTCTTCGCGGGCGACCTAGGCCAGCGAATCTTCCAACAACCTTTCTCTTGGAGGGCGCTCGGTGTCGACGTGCGCGGACGATCTTTCACGTTGCGTGTCAATTACCGAACCTCGCACCAGATACGCGTTCATGCCGATCGCCTTCTCCCTGCCAGCGTGTCGGACGTGGATGGAAACGCCGACAGTCGGCGGGGCACTGTATCTATGTTCGACGGTCCGCCCCCGATGGTCGAGGTGTTCGCTAACCCGGACGCTGAACAGAAGGCTGTCGGCGCGTGGATCGTTCAACGACTGCGCGAAGGCTGTCAGGCGCACGAGATCGGGGTATTCGTTCGTTCGGACGGACAGTTGAACAGAGCGAGGGGCGCATTGAAGGCGGCCGACGCCGAGAGCGTCGAATTGAGCGAGAAGGTCGAGGTCACGAACGGCAGCGTTGCCATCAGCACCATGCACTTCGCGAAGGGCCTGGAGTTCAAATCAGTGGTTGTGATGGCCTGCGATGACGAAATCATCCCACTTCAGGAGCGAATCGAGAGTGTTGCTGACGACGCCGATCTCGAAGAGGTCTACGACACGGAGCGACACTTGCTTTACGTCGCTTGCACCAGGGCGCGCGATCATCTCTTGGTGACCGGTGTCGATCCGGTGTCTGAGTTTCTCGACGACTTCTCGAAGGCGCCGCAAAGCAAAGGAGAGCAAGTCGGCGCCTAGTTGCGACAAATCGCGGCCCACGCCGCGTTGTGCTCCTTGGCCCGGCGGATGGTCTCATCCGTATCCTTCGGCGACCATCGGATGGGCTCGAATGCGGAGCAGGCGACCGTGTCAGTCCCGACGGAAGCCGTCGTCGTCGCGCAGCCGGCCAGGATCAGCAGCAATATCGGCAGCAGCGCGGCGCGCATCGCGCGCCTTGCGAATGAGATCGAGGGCATGGGTGGCGGACTCCGCGAGGGCTTCGGCCCTGCCGGCGCCCTTCGCCCGCCGTTCGCGCGCCATCTCGAAGATGGCGAGCGCGATGCGGGCCAGCGCCGACAGGACCGTGAGCCAGGTCATGTCAGTTGCTCTTCATCGCCGGCGTGTCGGTCATGAAGCGCAGGATCGCGCCGACCACGCCGATCACCGTGACGGCGATGCCGGCTTTCTCGGAGCCGAGCAGATCAACCCAATCGGCCGCCTGAAGCACGCCGAACACGGCAAGGCCCACGTTGAACGCGAGCGTCTTCCAACCTTTGAGCATGAGAACCTCCATGGAGAGCGCGCCGCATTGACGGCCGGGCGCACGGGCCGGGTTCGCGCCGCGGATGACACCACCGACGGAGCCGGGACACGCAGGCACAAAGGGGCGGAAACGGGCGGAAAGGATCAGGCTTCGTTCAGGGATAGCGCGCCGGTCGATTCCAGATGGACCGGCCGCACGTTGGCAGGCTGAACGCGATAGAGCGGGCGGCGCGCGGCGTAGAGGCGCGCCTTTGCGACGCGCGTAATGCAGACGCGATCGGATTGATTGCCGCCGAGCACGTGGAAGGCGGATGCGTCCTCGCCGGCGTAGAGGCCGACATGACCGCCGCCCTTGCGCACGAACACGAGCACGTCGCCAAGCGCGGCGGAGGGAGACTTCGCGCCGAATGCCGACCACGACAATGCCCAGAGGGGATGCTTGGGGACTTCCTTGCCGGCGCGGTGGGCGACGATGGCCATGAACAGGCCGCACCAAGGAATGCTGTCGGCCTTGTAGACATCGGCCACCTCGCCGCCGACCTCCTTCGCCCAGGCGACGATGGTCTGGTTGTTTGCGGCGCCGGCCTTCTCCATCGTGCCGAAGAGCTTCAACGCCTCGACGATCATCCTCGGGCCGGACTCGCGGGCGAGCCAGCCGTAGTGTGCAGGAAGCATGATTGGTCTCCTGAAACGACGAAGCCCGCCGGGATGGCGGGCTTTCGTAGGGTCTTCGGAAGTGGGGACGGCTATTCGCCGATCTGCCGCTGCTCGATCACGCGGTCGATCTTCTTCTCGATCTTCTCAAGGTGAGCCATGATCCGACCCTCCACGTCCTTCAGATGCGTGACCGAAACGAAGCTCGTGGCGACGAGCAGCTTGTAGTTCGCGAGCTCGTCCTTGAGGCCTCGCAGGGCCTTGTCGATATCGTCGCGATCATGAAAGCGCAGCCAGAACAGGGCGCCGACGACCGGAATGCCGATGACCGTGATCCACCATTGCAAGTCCATGCGCGCCTCCGTTCGAATTGCCGGGCTGGTCAGGGCACGTAATGGCCCCAGAAGTGCGATTGATCGGCCTCGATGTAGCCGTCGTTGGTCGCGAAATTGACGCGGACATCGATGAGGTCGCTCGCGGCAAGCGCCGTGAGCGCCGTCAGATTGAAGGTGGTGACATCATCGGCCGGCGCGCCGGAAACGGCGCGACCGCGGCCGAGCTCGGCGCCGTTCTTGTAGAAAGCCGCGATCACCTTGGTCGGGACCGTGGCGTTGGCCTTGAACCGCAGCGAGAAGCCGAAGACATAGACGCCGGCGAATGGCGCGGCGAAGCGGTTGTTGCCAGCGTCGAAGGCGTTCTGATCGTTCGAGTCGGCGTTGTTGAACTGGACCTTGGTCCATGTGTTCGCGGCGATGTAATTGTCGAAATTCGTGTAGGCCGAGAACTTGGGCGCGAGCGGCAGCTTGAGCCGGCCGGTGCTCCGATCGACCACCCATCCGGTGTGAAACGTCGAACCGTCCGGCGAGACCTTGACCGTGAAGTCATCGTCGCCGAGTAGCCCGAACAGCGCACGCGTGCTGAAGGCGTCCTGGAAGATGAAGCCTGCGTCCTTGCCGGCGGCGCTCTTGTTCAGCGTCACGCGCAGGTCGCCCGTTCCGGGAGTCACGTCGTCGTGGCTGAGCAGAACAGCGTCGGACTTGACGGCCAGGCGATTGGTTGCGTCCGCGGCGGTGAGGATGCCGAGCTTCGACAGGTTCTGAAACGCGAGGACGGAAACGAGGCTCGCCCAGCCGCTCGCGGTAAAGACGATGATCGTCTGCTCGTCCGCCACATAGGCGACGAGGCCCTTCACCGGGACGTAGAACCGCCATCCGCCGTCGATGAGGTAGGCGATGTTGCCGGCCTGGCCGGCCCATGCGCCGGTGGGGCTCGCGGCGACGAGGTAGGCGTCGCCGTCGGTTGGCGAGCCCGGCGGCGTGGCAAGGTCGCGGTCGAGGATGTAGAGGTCAACAAGCGCGTCCAGGCGGACCAGCGCGTCGTTGTGCGTGACCTCCTTCTGCGCCTGGCCCTGGGCGATGTAGGGCAGGCCGAAGCGCGGCGTCGGCATCGCGGCGATTCCTTATTTATATAGCGGCGGTGTTCAGAGAGTGGCGGCGGCGGACCAACCGCGGCCGACGACGGCCGAAAGCTGATGGACGGCCACCGCGATTGAGGCCTGCGGCGATCCGAAGTCGGCGGTCTGCTGCGCGGCCGTATAGGTGGCGGCCGGCGCGATGCTTGCGAGCATGCGGACCACGTTGGAGCCGTCGAGGATGTCCACCTCGTAGCGCTCGCTTTCCTCGTTGAGCGGCACGTCCGTGCCATCGGCCCAGGCGCCGCCGAAGCGGGTGCGCCGCACCCATGTGATCGAAAGGTCGCCCGAGCCGTTCCGCGTGCCGGCGACATGCACCGGCGACCAGGGCATCAGGCCGACGCAGCGCGCCGTGAACGTGCCCTGTTGCCATGCGACATCGGAGGGATCGAGGGCGCTCGGTCCCCACTTGTAGAACCGCGCCACGCCGCGCTCGGCGAGCGCCGCCTGGATTTGGGCGATGGCGCCGTCAAGAACGACGACGCGCGCGCCGGCCGCGACCGGCGATTGCATGGCGTGCTCGGTCCCGAGGCGGCCACGCAACAGCTTGGTCAGGTCATAGACGCTGGGATCGACCAGCGTTGCGGTGCAGAATTGGAGGATTTCCCAATCGCCGGCCGCGTTCTTGACCGCGACGGCGTTGGCATTCCCGCCAAGCACCGCGTCCTCGGATGCGCTCGCCAATTCGCCGGAATAGAGCTTCACGCGCAGCGTGTTGACGAGATCGAAGTAGGCGGTCGGGCCCGACCAGAAATCGAAGACCGTCTCGCCGATCGTCGCCCGGATCGGCAGCACGGTGTCGATCGAAAAGCTGTCGCCCGTCGGGCTGTCCATCAGCGTGATGCCGGCGAACGGCGAAGCCGAGGCGCCGACATAGGGAGCGTAGCCGATATCGCCGTCGCGCAGCAGCGGCAGGTCCATGAGTTCGAGGATCGCGCGGCCGTAGACCGGCGGCGGCTCGAACGCGGGCGCGTCGTTGCCGGGAAGCGGAGGTGCATAGATCGCGCCTTCCGAGCGCTGCGCTTCCATGGCGCGCGCCCAGGCGACGTTGATCCTCGTCAGGCGGAATTCGCGCGCGCGGCCGTCGATGACGAGGTTGATCACGTCGCCCACATCAAGCGCGACCTGGTCCGGCGGCAGGCTGTGCTTAGAGGTTTCCCTTCCGACCCAAGCCTCGGCCAGCGCGCGGTCGGCGATGATCTGGGCCTGGATCTCGTCCATGACCAGCGGCACGGTGACATCGGTTCGGCGTTCCGAATAACCGGCGATGCGGCTCGCCGAGACCGTTCCGCTGTCGTAGTTCTTGCTTCCGTCGATGAACGTCACCGAGACGACATCCGGCAGGTCGGTTTCCTGCGCGCGGGTCAGCTTGACGATGTCGCCCTCTTCGGAGAGGACGCAATCGTCGGAATCGAAGGTCGCCACCGCGGCCCGGCCGCGCGGCAGGAAGCGGATCACGCCCTCGCTCTCAACTGCGTCGAACGCGAAGGCGTTCATCAGGAGCTCGATCTCGGCGCGCGGGCTCATCGGCCGATCGCGGATGTAGCCCACGACGATCCCGGCGAGCGCGGTCACGTCGTAGGCGCTGAACCCCACGCGCTCGCAGCGTTCCGCGACCAGCGCGGCGAGATCGGCGAGGCCGATCTTGCCGTTGAGCCAATGCCCGAGTGGCCAAAGAGCGCCGTCGCCCCAGGCGTCCGTTCGCGACGGCCAAGCGGGAAATGGCCGGGCGTCCCAGGTCCAAACCGCCGCAAGGCCGATCATCGGCCCGCCATAGACCGAGGAGGTGGGATTGTTGCCCGGCGCGTCCCAATGGGAGAGCACGGCCTCGATGCCGCGGCGCTGGATCAGATCGTCCCGCGTGCCACGGGAATAGTAGGGGAAGAAGCTCTCCGACGACTTCGGATCATAGAAGACGTTGGGCTGGTTCGTCCCCTTGTCCGCCGAGGGAATGCCGAGCTCCGTGAACCAGATCGGCTTCGACTGCGGCACCCAGGCGGTCGGCGATCCGTTCTCGATGCCGCCCGGCCGGTCGTGGTGCTGATTGAGCCACCAGTTCCGAAAATCCTTGGCGCGGAACACCCACGGCTTGCCATAGGCGCCGTCGGTGATCGCCGTGCGGGCCTGCGTATCGCGCGCGTTCACGTCGGCGTAGTACCAATCAAAGGCCTCGCCGCCTTCGACGTTGTCGCTGAGATAGGCGAGATCGTAGATCGAGGCCGCGCCGGTGAGCGCATCAAGGTGCGCGTTGCCCTCGCGCCAATCCGAGAGCGGCGCATAAAGATCGACGCCGACGAAATCGACATCGCCGTGCGACCACAACGGATCGAGATGAAAGAACACGTCCCCGGTGCCGTCGCCCGGATTGTAGTTGTTGTAGTCCGACCAATCGGCGGCGTAGCCGACCTTCACGCCGGTGCCGAGGATCGCCTTCGCGTTCGAAGCGAGCGTTTGCATCTTGGCGACGGCGGGGAAATTCGTGGCGCTGTCGCGCACGGCCATCAGGGCCTTCAGCTCGGAGCCGATCAGGAAGGCGTCAATCGCGCCCGGCTCGACCGCGTTGATCGCGGCGCAGAGCTTCGCGCAATGAAGGATGAAGCGCCGGTAGCTCCATTCGCTCGGTCCCGAATAGCTGGTGGTGACGGTGTTGGTCGATCCGTTGACCGACACCGTGATGTCCGAGGCCGCGACGGTTCCGAAGAACGCATCGATCTGCGCGGTCGCGCCGGAAGTCTTGTCCACTGTTCCGGGCTGGCCGGGAGCCGGGGTGCAGGTGATACGCCCGCGCCAGGGATAGACGGGCTGGCCGGTGCTCCCGGTCCACGGATCGATCAGGGCATTACCCGCGGCGATGTCCATGAACAGGAACGGATAGAAGATCACCGAATGCCCGCGCGCCTTCAGGTCGCGGACCGCGCGCGCGATCGAATCGTCCGACGGCGTGCCACCGTAGGCAGGACGACCGTCCACGGTGCTCACCACCAGGGCGGCGTCGCGCGTCAGGGTGTGGACCTTCCAGGAGTTCGGGGTCGTGGTCTTTGCCGAGACTTCGACCTTCGGCCGGATGGTGCAATTGCCCGCGCGCAGGTCGTCGCCGAACCAGCCGGCGACCAGCAACACGGTGCCGACATTCGGGAGCGAGGCTTCGAGGTCGTCGAGCGCGACATGCCAATCGGCCGAGCTCTGGCCGGCGAATTCGTTCTCCGGCGTTGTCGCTCCGCCGCCGAGGTCGCGCGTATGGACCACCGTGTCGTAGACGCGCTCGCCCGCGCCTGGGATCAGCGTGATGGCCTGAATGATGTCCTCGAGGCCCGACCCGTCCGACGGCGAAACGCGGCGGAAGACCTCGAAGGTCAGCTGAGGCAGCCGGTTGCCGAACTGCGTGATCTCAAGGTTCTCGAAGACGACATAGGCCGTGCCGCGATAGGCGGGCGTGTTGGCGGAACCTTCCATGCCCTCGATCAGGGAATCCGGCGACTGCCCGGCGCCGCCGCGATGCACCCGCATCGTGACGCCCTTCATGTCGAGCTGCTTGCCATCGGCCCAGACCCGGCCGATCCGATCGATCTGGCCTTCGCAAAGCCCGACGGCGAAGCTCGCATAGTAGGTGTAGGTGGTCGTCTCGACCGTCGCGCCGCCACCGCCGCCCTTGCCGCCGCCCCCACCGCTCGTTTCGGTCTTCGCAACCTCCTTGAACTTGGTCGCCCAGATGATCTGGCCGGCAAGGCGAACGCGGCCGGCGATCTCTGGGATCGCGGCGCCTTCGGTCGATGCCTGGACCTTGAGACTGTCGAGCCGCGGTCCTTCCACCTTCTGCGGGCCGGGCCCGAACAAGCGCGCGTCGATGTAGCTGCCGGCGACGGTCGCGACAGCGCCGGCGATGGTGGTGATCCACGCAGCGGCGCCTTGCGTCAGGGCCGAAGCCGCGACGGTGAGAAGCAGGGTCGCCATCGAGGATCAGTCCGTTAGATCGGGGAAGGAGAACGCAAAGCGCATGCGGCGGGACCGGTCGCCGCCGCGCCAGAGCGAGACTTCCGCGACCGCGTGGGCCTCGATCGAATGCACCATGCGATCGGCCGCTGTCATGATGGCGCAATGCCGGGCCGGCGAACGGTCCTTCATCGCGAAGAGCAGCACGTCGCCTGGAAGGACTTGATCGATCGCCACGGGGATCATATGCCGGCCGGCCGCTTCCGCCAGCGTCTCGCGACCGTGCGCTTCCGCCCAATCGCGCGTGTAAGGCGGCGGCTGCTCGGGTTCTCTGCCATAGAGCGCGCGCCAGATGCCGCGCACGAGCCCGAGGCAGTCGCAGCCCACGCCCTTGAGCGAAGCCTGATGGCGATAGGGCGTGCCGATCCAGGCGCGCGCCTCGGCGACGATGTCGGCCCGGCTAACCATTCAGCGACCCGCCGTCGTTGCGGTCGCCCTGCTTGGCGTAGGCGAGCGCGTAGTCGTTGCCCGGCATGTGCGGAAAGCCGCCGAAATTGACGACGTTGGAGAACCGGTCGCGACAGGTCTCAAGGCGCTTGTCGCAGCCGGCGGTGATGTCGAAGGTGTCACCGACCTCGATCGGCCGCGGCATGGGCAGGAACAGTGAGAGGCGGGAATTCGGGGTGCCTTGCGAGTGCGCCTTCGCCTCGATCTCAAGGCCAGCGTTGCTGCCGGTGAGCCAGGTGATCTTGCCGCGGCTGAATATGCCCGACGCGAACGCGCCGATTCCGCTTGCCGTGAAGTCGAAATTGCTAATGACGCTCGCGACCGTTCCGGTCCCGTGATGTGCCGGCGCGCCGAGATCGATCTGGCAGCGGGAGTCCCCAAGCTCCCAGGCACAGGTGCGCTGAAAGACGCGACCGGCGCTTTGGTCGAGGCGCGCGGCCAGGCCGCGAAGCTCGGCGGAGAATGCCGTCTCGCCGCGCGTCACCTGACCGAGGAAGCCCGAACGGAGAACGACGCGCTGGGACACGTCCTGCCAATTGACGCGCATGATGATGACGGAAGCGTCGTCATAGAGGCCGGCGTTGAGGTCGTCCTCGGTGATCGCTGTCGAGGAAAGCGCGCCGTCAACGTCGAGATTCGACACCGCGAGCCCGAGCTGGTCCTCGATCGCGGTCGCCGTGAATCCGCTCGCCGCTTTGTAGGCCGTGCCGTCAATCACGAGATCGCGGTCGTGATCGGTGAAGCCGAGCACCGCGCCGTCCTTGCGCTCCACCCGCCAGCAATGGCAGAGCGTGGTGACGCCGCCGGCGAGATGTGCGGCAAGCGCTGGGGAAAGAGTTTTCACTAGCAGTCTTTCAGGGAACGATGTTCAGGTGCGAAGGAAATGACCACGCGAACCACAACCGTCCAGATGATTGGCGACGACCGGCCAGCCAGCCGGACGGGTGACGCCCAGAACTGCGCCAGGGAACACGTCGTCTCTACCGGCCCTCGAACAAACCGCAGATCGCCGATGCCCATTTGATGGCGTCGTACGCTGCACGCCGAAGCGCTGGCTTTGAACCATGCACGTCGCCCATGGTTCTTCGCAGCGTCTGCAACATTTGCGCTGCGTGATTGGTTCCCTTTTGCATTTCCATCGCAATGCTTTCGGCGTCCGCCAGGCCCATCCCGAGGGCGACAAGCTCGGTCTTCATTTCATGGAAAATGTTGAGTCGCTGAAGAGCGGTATTGACCTTCGCAGCAAAGGCAGTTTGTGCAGGATCTCCAATGCTGTGCGCTACGTAGATTTGTTGCATCAGTGTATCGACGGCCCCGCACGCGGCAGTTATTGCTCCAGTCTCGTCACCGTCGACAAGTCTCTTCATTGCCTTCGCGAGTTCGGAGGCAGACGATGGAGGCAGATATCTGGCCTCGCGCCGATCGAGGAGTGCCGTCGGGACAAAAGTGCCGTCGACATACTCAAAGCCGTGGAGCCCAAATAGATTTCGGACTTGTTCGCTTGCGGAGAATTGCGCCGCAAGGATGCGCAGTGCGGACAACCGTGACTCAGGCTCCAACTGATAAAATGCCCTCTCCACCCCAGCAAGAAATGGGTCCCAATATTGGGTAGGAGAGTTGACGCCGGTGATCCCCGCCGATGCCACTACCGTGCGTGCGTTTGTAAGCGACAATGTGCGTAGTTCAGCGAAAACCACCCCAAAGAGGCGGCCAATATCTTCTTCCGACAACGAATCCCGGTCCGATTGCGCCATGCTGCACTCCTCGGATCGCTGAAGCTGTTGCAGTCTTCATTCTAGCACTTCCACCAGCGCGATTTGCGGGACGATCTGCTGGTCCCAGGCGTTCGCCTGCACGGGCAGCTTGTCCGTGTCGAACCGGACCGGCACGTCGAATTCGAACGTCGCGGTCGGCGCCGAGCCCGGCGGGCTGGCGAACGTCACCAGACCGGTGAGATGGTCGATGTCGGAAGGCGTGACCGGCGAGCCACCCACTTTGATCGTGACCGTCCCGGAGACCGGCTTGGTGATCATGCGAACGTGCTCGTAGCCGCCGAGATTGTAGCGTTTGACGAGCTGCCAAACGGTGGACGTGACCTGAACCATCGGCACGTCAGCCGCCTGGTAGTCGTTCCAGTCCTTGAAGCGAAACGAGTAGCCGCGTCCCTTCACGACGTAGAAGTGGGCGATGACCGCCTGCATTTCCGCGCGGGTGCGGATGCCTGTCGAAATGTTCCATTCGCCGCGCGCATTCGCCCACTGGATGTTGCGGCGCTCCGAGCCCGAGCCGAGTGTCACCACGTTGGTCGAGAAGCCTGGCCCGCCGGTGGCGCCGCGCGCCACAGCATTCGGAAAGGCAATATCGAGGAAAGGCTGCGGCATGTCCTATCGTCCCCGCATCCCGATCTGCACCGCGCGAGAGAGGTCGGCCGCAAGCTGCGTGCGGCTCGCCTGGAACGCCGAAGGGTTCGGCGTCTGGATCGTAACGTTGATGACGGGCGGCATCGCCGAGCCGCGCGCGTTGTAGCTTTGCGCCTCCTTGCGATTGAGGACGCGCTCGCCGCGCTGGAGGATCGCCGGAATTTCGTCGGGCGAGAGGAATGCGCCGTCGTGCAGCCGCGGCGCATCGCGGAACACGGCCGCGGGCAGCAGGATCGGCCTGCCGTCGATGCCGGCCACGCCGCCCTCATGGAATTTGAGGCCCTTTAGCAGCGAGCCGATCAGGCCGCCGACCGAGGACATGGTCGGCAGGTTGGTCCCGAACAGGAGGTTCTTGAGCGGATTGAGCAGGGCGAGCTTCACAAGCTCCCGATTGATATCGAGGATCGCGGCGCGTCCGGCATCGGCCCACGATTTCCAGTCGGTTTTCCCCTGGGCGATCAGATCGGCGAAGTGGCTGAATGTCCTGTCGGTGAGACCGATGAGTTCCTGGGTCGAAGACCGCGCCAGCGAAAGCGACTGGTTCAGGCGCTCGATAGCGGCGGCATTGGCGATGATGGCTTGCGCTTCCTGCGAGCTGAGATCGATGCCTTGCCGGGTGAGTTGCTGCTTCGCCTGAAGCTGGGCAATCTCGATTGCGGCCAGCGACTCGTTGGTTCCGGCGAGAGCGATCTGCTTCTGAAGAAGCGCGATCTGGTCTTTCTGCGTTTCGATCTGGCCGAGGGCGGCGTTGCGGGCTTCCTCGGCGTTGAGCGCGCCATAGGCAGCGCGCAACGCGTCGATGACGCGGGTGAGCGTGGCCTTCGCATCGCCCTCAGCAAGCGATTGCGCGACGAGCAGCGGGCGAAGCGCCTGCTCGACCTGCATCTGGCGACGCGCCTGTTCGAGCGTCATCGCGCCCGAAGCGACGGCCTCATTGAGGCGCCTCTGGGCGGCGGCCTGCGCCGCGATATCGGCGACGGACTTCGCCGACTGCGCGGCGGTCTGCGCGATCTCGTCGCGGAGAATCTCGCGCATCCGTGTCTCGACATCGACACCGGTGCGGATCGCCTCGGTAAGCGCCTTGCGCCTCGCCTCGGCCTCCTGCGCCGCCGCGGCGTTCCTCAGATAGGCGTTCGCGACATCGAGGGAGGCGCGCGCGTTGACCGAGAGGGCGAGCGACTGCTCCCTGATCGTGCGGATCGCCTCGGCGCGGGCCTTTTCGCCGGCGCGCGTGATCTCGGCTTCGGCCGTCGCGGTCGTGACGACCTGGCCCGACAGTTCGATGCGGCGCCGTTCCTCGGCAATGGCCGCCCGCTGCGCCGGCGTCTTCGCTTCGAGCGCCCGGATCTCCAGCTCGTCCAGGCGTCGGGCCTTCTCGGCGGGAGCAAGCCACGTCTGAACGGCCCGCGTTACCGCATCGTAGGCGGCGGCAACCTGTTCGAGGTCGGCGACCTTCTGGCGCGCGAGTGGATCGTTCAGAGCGCCGGCAAGCAGCGCTTGTTGCTGCCGGAGCGTTTGCAGGTCGTTGAACCCCGGCGTGACGTTACGGGCAACATCGCCGGCGAGGACCGACGTTCGGGCCGCAAGGGCTTCGAGCCGCGCTTGGTCTGCCCGACGTTGCAGTTCGTCGAGCTGCCGGCGGACGTTGGCGATATCGGCGTCGATCCGCGACAGCGGACGCTCGAAAAGATATCGGGCACCCCAGGGACCGGTGACCCTGGCGCGCTCCTGCATCAGGTCTTCGAGCTGCTGTTGCAGCGTCGGATCGGTCGCACGGTCGATGGCGCGGCCGATGGCATCGACCGCATTCGACGCATTGCGCGCGACGAAGTCCCATGCCCTGCCAAGCGCGGTCGTTGCCTCGGTGGCATCGACAAGCGACGGCCTGAGATTGTCGAACAGGAGCCTTTGGGCGGCGGTGAGCTCGTTCTGGCTGCTAAGCGTCTTGATGAGCTGCCGCGTGCGATCGTCGAAGCCGCCGACCTTGGCGTTGAGGAGATCGACGCCCTTGGCCGGATCGGCGAAGGCGTCTGCGAGCTCCTTGGTCGCGGCCTCGATGTCCTGGCCGGTGGTCGCCGCGTAGTTCCGCGCCGCGGCGATCAGATCGCCGAACTGATCGACGCCGATCCTGCCGGTGCGGAGGAACGCCACCTCCATGTCGCGCGCAGCCGACACCGAAATGCGGCCCGCGGACGATGCGGCGTCGGCGATCCGGTTCAGCTGATCGACGGTCGCGCCGGCGGCGCGCCCGACGCCGGCCGTGGCGACCTGAAGCTCCTTCTGCGCGGTGATGTAGCTGTTGTAGGCGTAGAGCGCGGTGCCGCCGACCGCGGCGAGCCCTGCGACCAGCAAGGTGGTCGGCGACACCAGCCGGAGGATGATGCGGCCCAGTTCCTTGAGAACGCCGCCGACGCCCATGCCAGACCCGGCGAAGACCTGCGCGATCTGGGAGCCTTGCTGTATCAGCACCGTTAGCGGGCGCTGGCCGCTCGCAAGGCCGATCACCACGTCGTTCAGCTGATAGCCGAGATTGACGACCTGATAGCTCGCGAGGCGCGATCCGTCGCCGACGCTCCTGAGCGCCCTGGCGGTGGCATTGAAACGGTTCTGCGCGAGCTGATGCGCCGCGGCCTGTTCCCGCGCGGAGATCGTTCCCGCCTTGAACAGCGCGTTCGCCTCGGCGATCTCGGCATTAAGCCTCGCCTGGGCGGCGCCGAGCGGATCGATCTGGGCGCGCAATGCCTTGGTGCGCGCTTCGAGATTCTCGGTCGCCTTCGCCGCTTCCTCGAAGACCTTTGCCGACTCTCGCGCACTGCCGGCGACCGGCGCGCCGATGCCCATGAACGCATTGAACTTGCGCTGCGCCTCGTCGGCGCTTGCCGCCTGCTTGGCGGCCTGGGCGAGGCGCTGCAAACGCTGCGTTTGGCGATCGGCCGCCGTGCCGGCGGTGTCCATCGCCGAGGCGGTCCGGTTGAACGCGTCTTGACCGGCCTTGCCGACCTCATCGAAGGCGCGCTTGACGTCTTCCTTTCCGGTGACGCCGATGCGGATCGAGACGTTGCGGTCGGTCAAGGCTCGCATTCCCTGCGATAGGCGCGAACGACGAGCGGCTCGATCTCCGGCAGGGCATCGACCAGGATCGGATTAAGCGCGCCCATGGCGTCGGCAAGGAGGAGGACGGCGCCGAAATCGAGGCCGTAGACGCCGCCCATGACGGCGCGGACCTGTCCCGCCGAGCGGCGAAACACTTCCCAGGCGGCCCTGCCGTCGTCGGTCTGAGGGGCGTGCTCTAGGTACGGGCAGCTCGCGCAGGCTTCCGGGCACGCGGCGCAGTAGGCTTCGCCCCCGCCGAAGTGCCACTCGGCAAGGGCGAGGATGCGTTTTTTTCTTGCGCTCCAATCAGGGCCGGCGCGACGTAAAGCCGGTCGATCGCGTCGAAGGCCTCCCAGAACTCGAGCAGGGCATCGATGTGCTCCGGCGCCGGGGCGATGGGCACGCCGTCGGCGTCGCCCACGCCTTCCCATTCGAGAATTCCCCAGCGCGCGATGCTGCGCGTGAAGGAGGCGCTGCCGACGAAGATCGCATCACCATCCGCGGGCTTCATCGCGTCGGCCGCCGCCTGCCTTGCGGCGATGATCGCCGCCACCGTGATCGGGCGCACCTTCACGCGAACGCCCGGAATGAGATCGAGCCAAAAGGGTTCGCGCTCTCGCGCGGCGAGCTTGAGCATGCCGGTTTCTCCCAGGATGAACGATCAGTAGGACGCCACGTTGTTGACGAGCGTCGCGGTGCAGGTCGTCTGGAGGCTAGGGTGTTCCGAAGCCTGCCAATTGAAGCTCGCCTGCACGCCCGCAGGGCCCGTGACCGGCAGCTTCGGCTTCGGCAAGAACACGTTGTGGACCGTGTGCCGCAAGAGCTTTCCGGCGGCGATCTGCCATTCGAAGACGAGCTCGATCGCCGTGCCGGCGACCGCCAGATCGAGCAGCACGGTATCGGCGAAGCGCACGGCGATCTCGCCGGTCACCGCCAGCATGGCGGGATCGGCGCCGGCGATGCGACCGTCCGGCCGGATGACCTCGACCTTGTCCAGCCCGTTCGAGAAATTGAACCGGCCCGACACGACGTTGCCGAGCGGGACGCCGTTGCGCCTGATCTGCCCGGTGAACTGCGTGAAGCGCTCGATGACGGCCTCGCTGGGCGAGCCGGCGCCGGTCGAGCCGGAGCGCGTCTCGCCTTGCGCGATGATGCCGATGGTGGCGTTCAAGAGACCAGAGCGCTGAAGCTGGACCGATAGCGTGTTCGCCATCGCCCCGAAGTTCATGCCGTAGCTCGGCACGTCCGGCATCCCGACCTCGATGGACGCAGACGGAAGCGAAAGCGCCCCGGAGGCGAACACATGGTTGTAAGACCCGCTGGCGGAGCCGCCGGACAGCGTGGCGGCGGAGGGCGTGCCGTTCGACGCCGGCACCGAGCTTGCCGCCAGAGTGAAGGTGTTGCCGCCCGTGCCGATGGTCTTGTGCGTGACCAGGATCGCTGTGCCGGCGAGATTCAAGACATAGGCGGCGTCGTCCACGTCGGCATCGGCGCTGGCGTTGAGCGCGAGCACCGCATTGGCGAGCGTCTCGGCCAGGTTCGCGCCGATCTTGATTTCCTCAGGGCTGGCCGGCGTGCCGGTGACGAAGGTGAAATCGGTCCCGTTGATGGTGATCGTGCTGTTGTTCGCCGGCTGCGCGCCGAAGGTGATGTCGCCGGTCGCCGCCACGCCCTGCGTGGTCGTCGGCGCGCCCATCAGCAGCTTCAGCCAGTAGCCGAAATTCCTGAGATCGAGCGGGACGACAACATCGCCGTCGTTGTTGATGACATCGCGCGCCGGCTGCTGCGGATCGCGGCCGTAGCCGAGCAGATCGCTTTCGATGAGATTCTGCTCCTCGCCGAGCGACGAGGAGACGAACGGCACTTTCTTGAAACCCGAACCGGGCGGTACGCCGTAGGTGGATTCGAACGCCAACGCCATGACGGCGTTGGCGCCGCGTGCGCGGGCCATGGTGGCCTCCTTTCAGGTCAGGGGATTGGGAGTCGCGTAGTTGGCGATGATGGCCGTGTCGGCCCACCGACCGGAGAGCGCGCCCGTCGTTTCCAGATCGTCGGAGGCGGGCGCTTCCGGCTCGATGAAATCGCAAAGGCCGCCGAGCGTCCTGTCGCCGGCGACCGCGGCGCCGATTGCGGCAAGCATCTGATCGAGCGCCTGCTCGCGGGTCAGAGTCTCTGACGCGAAGGCGGCGAGCGCGATCGGCACGCGATGGGCGTAAATGTAGGTGAGCGGCGAAAGCAGAATCGCCGGGTCGCCCGGATCGCCGTCGCGAATGATGATGAGCCCGCCCGGCGGAATCCGCTCCGGCTTGTCGAGGTTGCGCTTGACTTCAGCGGCAGGCACGGCCGTAGCGACGAGCGCCGCGATCGCGTCAAGCACCTGCTCGCGCCGGCTCGCCATTCCCTATCTCCAATGCTGCGCAATGAGGCCGGGCACGCGATCCGCCCAGCGGTTCCCTGCGCCCTCGACATCGAATCGCTTTCGCGGATTGACCATCGGCAGCAGCACGAAAATGACGAGGAATCGCCGGCCTCCGCTCAATGGCGTCCGGATCGGCTTGAACGACTTGCGGCGCCGCCATCGCGCCGGCTGACGGACATAGTTCGCATCGGTCACGAGCAGCGCATGACTCCCGCGCGGAACGAAACGGAGCTTCACGCCGGTTTCCGTTTCCCAGATCGCGGGCGTAAGCCGCTTGTTCTTGACCGTCGTGTGGCTGACGCCGGCGTCTTTCGTGGGCACCGCGAGAAAACGACGGTTCCTCGCGACGATCGGAACGCCCCTCTCGAACGCGTCCACGATGTCGGGCGCCCGCGACCAGACATAAGCGGCCGAATTGATGCTGGGTCGGCTTTCCGGGAAGCGCTTGCCCCGCCAGGTCTTGGCCAGGCGGGCGCCCATGCCCGCCTCGACGACCTGCTGGCGAAGCTCGTCCTTCAGCCCGGCCTGGACATCGTTCATCGCCGCGGCCACCGCCCTTTCGGTGTCGTCAAAGGCGGGCTTGAGAACAGCGCGGACTTCGTCCGCCTTGAAGCTGAGGCGCATGGGCTGATCAGTTGCTTGTTGGTCTAGATGCGGAGCCGGAAAAGGCGGCACGTCTATCGTTCTTTGAGGACTACCCCACACAGCCGGTCGAATGAATAAGCGAAGGGAAGTGGGGGTGGTTGTCCGACGTGTCGGTCGTCCGATAGTGTCAGGCGCAAGAGTGGTTGGCAAATTGGAACTCGTCCATGAGCCCTGAACAAACACTGGCGCTCTTTGCACTGGGGCGAGAGGCTTGGAACAAGTGGGCCACCGAGCGGCTCGCAGACAAGGCCGAATTGCGGAAATCCGGCGCATCGATTGAATCATGGGAGGAAGCTGCACGAGCTACTTTCAAGGATAGAGAGACGGACGAGCATCTGGACTTCTCGGGCTTCATTTTCCCGGCCATGGTCACCTTCTTCCGGGCGCGATTATCTGGCGAGACGAGCTTCAGCCGTGCGGTGTTCCACGGACATGCTGGATTCGCAGGGACA